TGTCCACCATTAGGATCAAGTGTTTGTAAACCTTGTTTGTATCTAGATTCCCATTGTGATCTTGCATCTTTATCAGATTCATAGCTTGATATTAGTTGACTTGCTACACCATTGAGTTCTTGTGCATCAATAGTATCTGCTAAATTTTCATCAAATGTAGATACAGTTTCATCCACTACATCAAGTTGTGGGTCACCTATTAAAACTTCATCATCATTAATTTGCTCAACTACAAAGTCATCTGAGGGCATTGTTTCTGCGAATGGGATTACTTTTGGTTGTCTAGCCATAGAATGTTATCCTCTTTTCTTGTTGTTGGTCATCATCATCATAATCTGTTGAGTGTGTTATAAACCAACCTTTTCTTAATCTTAACCATGCCTGTGTACAAGTATCTACTATATCATCATTATCACCAGCAGGAAATGCTGCACATATATCTATTAAATTTTTACACCATTTTTTACCTTTAGGAAAGAAGATTCTTCCATCTTCTAACAATGCACTACAAGCATGGGCTCTTGCAATCTTATCCCTGTCTGGATTATAAGCTAACACAGGAACTCCTGCCATTCTTAAATCTTGTAACAAACTTTGACCACTTGCTTTCTTTTCTATTAGCACTGCATCTGGTTGCCAATCATCATATGCCTCTTGTGCCAACTTTCTTAATTCTGGATATGTTACTCTATCATACCACATTTCTATGACTATTGCATTTACTTGACCATTTTGTTTAAATATTCCCCATGTTGTTCTTGCACTATAACTGCTATTTTCTTTTGTGCTAAATGCAGTATCATAACTTTGTACTATGTATTCTATGTCTGGTAACTTCTCATGTTCCCAAGGTGTCCACCATTCTGCTTTAAGAATAGCACCACCTTTAGGCATAGGTCTTTGTTGTAATTGACCAGCACTTGCATATGTTCCTAAACTTTTTTCAAGATTTGTAAGAGTTTCTTGATCAACCCTTTGTTCCCATAATAGTTCACCCTCTTCTCTTCTTGGGTCTTTAAAGCCAAGTGATGATTTAGTGGGGGTGGGGTGTTTTTTTTCATATCGTGCAGGTAAGCATAAATGATCCCAAGCATTTCTTTCATTCCCTAATATATGACCAGTTAAATCATTTTCATGCACTCTTTGCATTATAATAATAAATGCACCAGTTTTTGGGTCATTCAATCTGGTTTGCATTGCTTGATCCCACCATTCTAACACACCTTCCCTAACTACACTAGACTCTGCTTCTCTAACATTGTGAGGATCATCAATTACAATTATATCTCCACCTTCTCCTGTTAATGCTCCATCAACTGATGTTGCTATTCTTTGTCCTGTTTTGTTATTCTCAAATCTTTGTTTTTGATTTTGGTCTGTGGTTAAGTCAAACATATCACCAAAGTAATGTTGATACCATTGGCTATCTATTAATCTTCTACACTTAACACTATCTCTGATAGATAATGAACCAGCATAACTTGCATAAAGAAATCTTGTATGTGGGTCTCTTGTCCATGCCCATGCTGGTAGAGCAACAGCTACACTTATTGATTTCATGTGTCTTGGAGGTATGTTTATAATTAATCTTTTTATGTCACCTTCAACTACTGCTTGAAGATGATCACTTATTGCATCAATATGCCAGTTATCATAGAACTGTCTATTAGGTTCTATTGATTGCCAACTATTTTTCGTAAACTCCTTCAATGACCTTTTCATCTCCTCTGCTTCCACTTGTTGTAGAAGCTTTGGTAAGGACTTGTTTAAGTCTGCCGAGTTCATCATCAGTTATCCTAGTTAAATCAATTATTTGCTTTTGTTCAATAATAGTTTCTTTTTCAATTTTATCTTGCCAACCTGCTCTATTTTTAAGATAAAAAATCATAGCAGTATTATCCCCTGCCCTAGCTTTAGTAAACAATGCACTTGTTACTGTAGCTATTCCTTTATCCTTTCCTCTTTTTATAGCCTGTGAAAACTCCGAAAACTTGTCCTTTTTATCATATAATGTTGTTTCACTCATGCCTAAAACATTTGCTATTTGTTCCATTATTAAACCTTGTGCTGCAAGTGTTTCTGCTTTCTTACATAAATCTTCATCAATAACTATTTGAGGTCTACCTATTTTTTTTAGTTGGTTAGGTTTCTTTTTACTCATCCCAATCCCAATCCTCCATTTCTTTTTCTTTATGTCTTTGTAGAATTACAGGTGTTTTTTCTCCCATATCAGCATTTACTGTATTAAAATAAAATATGTCCATAGCTTCATCATATTCTACTTTATCTCTTTTCATAATTATATCTAGACATTTATCAAAATCATAAACTGCAACTGTAGGCATATTGGTTCTTGGAATAGTTGTGCCTAAAAATGCTTTTTTAAATTCAGGCATTAAATAAAAATTTTCCATAATTATCTCACATTTGCATATTTATGAGTTTGTAAACTTAATTTAAAATTATGTTTCATAGCTGTTTCAACACATAATTCTGTAGCTTTTTTACTTTGACTCAATGGTTGCAACCATATTTGTACATGATCAGGAAAATACCAATCATCTACTAACTTCATTAAAGTATCTATATGTTTTTGTTTACCTATGGGAAATTTAATTTCATCTGCTCTTTCATAACTAGACTTTAATACATCTAAACCACCTGCCATATTTATTTTAGGACTTAATGTAACCCATGTTCTTGGATCACAATTTATTTTAAATGTTCCACTTGTTTCAATTTGTGTTGTAAACCTTTTTTGTCTATTTTTATGTGTGTATTGATCTAACTCTGTAGTTATGCCTCTTAAATTGTGCATACAAGGTTCACCCCCTGTAAAGACAATATGATCTGGTTGATTATCAATACAAAGTTGTAGCAATTCATCTACATTAAATATTTTGTGCTTTGCATTACCTTCACTTTTACTATGATCTAGATTTTTCTTTTCAATTATTTCATTTATATCTTTTGTTTCATCTTCTTTGTTTATATCCCAAGTATATTTAGTATCACAAAATCCACAACCTACAGGACAACCCTGCAATCTAATAAATAAAGCTGGTGTGCCTGTGTACTTAGCTTCTCCTTGTATTGTAGGAAAAAATTCATTTACAGGTATTTCAGCATCAAAACCAAAATCAATTCCTTTAGGTAATGATCCTGCTTTATCTAATGTTCTAATTGATGTCATGTCTTTCTCCTTTTACCATAGCCATATTATTATCTGTTTCTCTTACTTCAACCTTACAGCACCATATTCTGTGTTTTTCACCATAGCTGGGGAGAAAGATTGTATTTACATATTCATATAGAAAACTAGCTATACCTTCACATCCTGTCTTTTCTACTTCTGTGATTTTTGCAAGACCAAGTTCACCTAGCTTTTTTATGTCCTCATAGTGTGGATCATCTAATGCTAATAACAATGTATGGTCAAACCATTCTTCAAGTTTGTCTTTAAGAGGTCTCAAGCCACCAAAATCCATAACCCAGTTTCTGGCATCTAATGTTTCTGACTCAAACTCAAAGTGAAAGGATAAAGCATATCCATGTATATTATTACAATGACTATCAGCTTTCCATTGTCTATAAGCAACAGGTGCTATTTGATTATATGTTTTTGTAGATATATATTTCATTTAAATCCCTGACCTTTAATTATAGATAGAAACTCTGATCTTGCATCACTATCATTTTTAAATAAACCTCTCATAACTGATGTTGCCATATTACAGTCATTTTCTCTAACTCCTCTTAATGTCATACACATATGACTAGCATTTATAATAACTGCTAATGCTTTTGGTTTTATTAATTCTTCTATGATGTCTGCTAATTGTACTGCTGACTCCTCTTGTATTTGAGGTCTAGACATAATCCAATCAGTTATTCTATTAAACTTTGATATGCCAATGACCCTATCACTTGGTATTACACCTATCCATGCTTTACCAAATATAGGTACAAAATGATGACTACAAGCTGATCTAATAGTAATAGGTCCTATTGTATAAAGTTCATCTAAATTTTTTGCATTTGGAAAATCTGTAATTTTAGGCATAGGATAATATCTGCCTTTAAAAATCTCGTCAACATACATCTTAGCAACTCGTTTTGCTGTGTCTTGTGTGTTGTGGTCATTTTCATAATCTATAACTAAAGCATCTAATACACCTAGCATTGCTGTATGTACATTTTCTCTAATGATATTTAAGTCATTTTCTGTAATGTGCTCAGATATATTATCATTTGCTTTAAAATTAATATTTTGTTGCTTTAACTTATTCTTTAATGTTTTGTTGTAACTGTGCATAATTTTTCCTTTTTAAATGAGGTACAAGGGGTGGAAAGTAACCCTTCGCCTATGTTTACACCTCTACTATTGAGACATCTGTTCCTCTGCTGCTCTAACTATCAATGGATCATCAACTCCTGCTTGTTCAAACCCATATGCTCTTAAGACACAAGAATGACATTTGCCACAAGGTGGATAAACTCCTGAATAACAAGTATGACTATATGCTAGTGCATCCATACATTTATTCTCACCAAACATAGCTAAACCATTAACTAACTCAACTGACTCTGCTTTTGTCATGTTAATTAATGGAGTTACAATTTTAAAATTATCTATGCCTAATGCTTCATTAATAGTCTTTTCTTGACTTTGTATAAATGATTCTCTGCAGTCAGGATAGTTTGCATTGTCTTGTTGGCAAACACCTGTGACCAAAGTATAAATATCATTATGCAAAGCATAGTTTGCTGCTATTGTTATAAAGAAAGCATTTCTCATAGGAACAAAGGTTAATTCAACTCTATCACCTATAATGTTGTCCATGTCTTCATAATTATCATATGTTTCTAATGTTTGACTTTCATCTACTAAAGGACTTCTTGATCTTAAAATATTTGGTACCTTTACTGTATAATGTAAAACATTTGCCATTTCAGCTATAGTTTTTGCTGCTGCTATTTCAATTATATGTTTTTGTCCATAATCAAATGTAATAGCTTCTACATGATCATAGTTTTCTAATGCCCAAAATAAACAAGTGGTAGAGTCTTGCCCCCCACTAAGAATTACCATTGCTTTTTTCATTTACTTCTCCAATCTTGCAGTAGGGATAATACTAATTCCACCTCTTGGCATAAAGTCACCATGAACCTCTAACCAATTAGGTTGCATTAAATCAAATAAATCTTTTGCTATTATGTTCACACAATCTTCATGGAATGATCCATGTTGCCTAAATCCAAATAAATATAATTTTAATGATTTACTTTCTACAAGTAATTTATCTGGACAGTATTTTATAATAATTGTTGCAAAATCAGGTTGACCAGT